GTCTGATACTTCAGATACAAAAATATATACTTTGCAGAGTCTTGATAGCTCAAGGAAAGTGGTTGTGAGTGGTAATTCCGAATTAAAACTCGACGACACACCTGAATCATATGCGGGTCAGTCATTGTCATCACACCTAAAAACATCATTCGCCGATCAAGACTCATTCGATCAAGACTCATTCGATGAAGAGTCATTCGATCAAGAGTCATCTGCTTCATTACCATTGTCATCACCTGCCGCTGCCGCTTCATCTTCATCACGATCACGACCATTATCATCATTGCCTTCCGCTGCCGCTGCCGTTTCCATGCCATCAGTAGCATCATCAGTATCACAAAAACGAAAAAACCCGGAATCTGTACCATTGAATTTGTTAGAAGGAAAAGAACGAGACATAGAATTAAAAATAGCAGACCAAGAAGCACGAACACTAGTAGCAAACCAAAAAAAAGCAAAAAAAGAACACAGATGTCCGCACTGCAGCTATGCAGCGACACAAATGGGTCATCTCACGACACACGTTCGTACACATACTGGCGAACAACCATTCGAATGCTCGGTATGCAATATGAGGTTTACTGATAAAAGTAATCTTAGACCACACATGCTTACACATACTGGCGAGAAACCATTCGAATGCTCGGTATGCAATATGAGGTTTACTCAACAAGCTCATCTCGATAGACACATGCTTAGACATACTGGCGAACGACCATTCAAATGCACCCGCTGCAAATATGCAGCAAGGCAAAAAATTGATCTCGATAAACACGAGCGTAGACATACTGGCGAACAACCATACAAATGCCCGCAATGCTCCTTCAAAGCAGGGTACAGTTATAAACTCAAAGAACATATGCAAACAGAACATCCTAAACCAGGTGCCCAACCAGGAGCCCAATCAGGTGGTTATCAATTCATGCATTCCATTTATTTTAATCATTGTTTCTAAATCAAATATAAAATAATAAACAATTTATTCTTTTATACTTTTATTGCTCTCCTCTTTTTGGCTCTCTTTTGGGTATCTATTACTTTCTCTTTGTTGTTATATAACATCTCCTTTATCTCCCTTTCGGCTTTCTTATATATCCATTTCTGGTTATCACTCCCGGTGTCCTTATAGCCTCTAAAATTATCTACTACGTCATCTATCTCTGCCGCTTTTGCTTCCGTTATTGACACATCTTCTCTATTCTTAATGTCATCCAAATTATTTATATGTGTTAATAATAAATCATCAATAACACCTTCTAAACCTTTCATTTCAGGTTTATTTCCATTGAATGTTATCGCATGTTGCATCTTTTTGTCCGGTATATACACATTGTGAAATTGAGGTAACCTATTGTTAAAATGTGTCGTTTTGATGCTTCGCTGAATCATTGTATTCTTATGAGATCCAATTATAAATTGTATTTCTTTGTCATCAAGAGCTTCAATCGGATTCTCATATCCGAAGGCTACTATTTTTATATTGTTATTTGTTACATTTGTTGTGTTATTCGAATTAGTATTATTGTTCGTTATATTTGCTGATGATTTCTGTTCTTTTAGTTCCGTTATTGTGTTCTGTAATTCTTCTATTTTATTATTCATTTTTTCTAATAAAAACATAACTGAATTATCGTCTTTTTGGATTGTTTTATCAATTAATTTACATCTATATAATACATGTCTATTATAATTATCAGTTCTAGTAAATATTTTATTACAATTTATACATTTATTATGATTGTACTCGTCATTATTGTTTGTTGTGGAGGATATGGAGTTTATTGGAGGTGTTAATTTACATAATTCCTCCAAAATTTGTATATTGGAGGATGTGTTGTTTATAATCTCTTTAACGACTTCTTCTTTAGGAGAACATTTATTTTTTCTATTTTTGTGTCTTTCCAAATCAGTTTTCAATTTAAATTCTTTTAAACAAGTGATACAAGTATGAACGACCATTTATAATATAACAATATATAATGTTTTTTTAAATAGATCATAAATAAAATATGTAAAAATATGTATGTAAAATTATGCCATATATGTAATTTTCCGAGAGAGCGCGCGGATAAAAATTTTTCATGATTTTTCCGAAATCCATTTTTAAATTCCAATGAAAATATTTATTATTTTTTATATGAAACATATTATGGATAAATATACTTTAAATTTTAGTGGTGGAACAATTGAAAATATTGGTTGTGCCGTAGCAACTATCTATTACAATAACGAAAAAATATTATATGAAGCTGATATTGTTGAAGAAAATAATTCTCCAGACTATTGTTCCTATATTGGTTTAATATTAGGTCTAAATTTAGCATTAGAAAATAATATATCTCATCTCAAAATATATGGTTCAAATAAATCTGTTATAGAACGAATGAATAAAACTCTACAAATAAATGATAATAATTTAATGACATTATATGAAATAGCGACAGAATTAATATCACAGTTCAAATATATTGAATTTAACTATATAAAAAAATAAAATTATTTAATAATTTTATTTTTATTTTTAGCATACTATTATATATAACATGAATAATTTAGTTGATTTAACTAGTATTATACAATTTGGTGGTGTTGTACCATTAGAAAATACAAATTCGGGTGATGTTATACTTTTCAAAACCAATAATGGTGAAGAAAAATATGGAATTGTCATTGTTGATGAAAATGGTCGAAAACAAGCACTTGCATCATATAAAATAGATACAGTCGAGAAAATAATATCTACAAATGAAGATGATGATTATGATTATTATCTTGACCAATTAAATACAAAAGGATATATAGAAGAATCTGGTGCTGCGGCGGCGGTAGCAGTTCTAGAGCCACCAATTGAAATAGATAATCAACTTGTTGTTGTGTGTCATTGCAATCCATTAAGTGGAAAGCATGCTGTATTACATTACTATACTAAAAATTTGATGCGATTAAGAGAACTTGGTCCGACCGTTAGATATGTTGATCCAGTATGTGCCGATCAAGGTGATACCTGGGAAAATATTAAAGGATTTAAAAAATATGTATGGGCGGAACATTGTCCGGTTTATTCTCTTATTCCTGGTGTAATAGACAATATTTTAATGGATGCATATAGAATTCTAGAAGTTGGAGGTATGGTGATTTTTCGTGTATTTAATAAACAACATGAACTTGATATTGACAATGCTGTTAGTTCTGGTTTATGGACGTTTGATATTGTTAATAAAAATAGCGAAAAAATTCCATATTTAATTGGTAAAATAAATTTTCTTGATAGAATAAATACAAATTTAGCAATATTTACAAAACTAGAAATATCTCAATCAAAAAGACCAAAAATTGATGAAAAAATTGCACCATAAAATAAAATATAAAATAATAAATATTTATTATTTTATGCTTTAACTGGTTTCCTCTTTTTAGCTCTATTTTGCGTATCAATTGCTTTATCTTTGTTATTATATAACATCTCTTTTATTTCTCGTTCGGCTTTCTTATAAATCCATTTTTGTGTCGCACTCCCAGTGTCTTTATAGCTCCTAAAATTATCTACAACATCATCAATTTCTGCTGCTTTTGCTTCTGTTATTGACACATCTTCTCTATTTTTTATTTCATCAAGATTATTTACATGATTTAACAATAAATCATCAATAACGCCGTCTAATCCTTTCAATTCTGGTTTATTTCCGTTATGTATTATTGCATGTTGCATCTTTTTATCTGGAATATACACATTATGAAACTGAGGAAGTCTGCTGTTAAAATGTGTAGATTGAATGCTCCGCTGGATCATTGTATTCTTATGAGATCCAATAATATATTGTATTTCTTTATCCATTAAAACTTCTGATGGATTTTCAAATCCAAATGCTATTATTTTTATATTGTTCGTTATGTTATTCGTATTGTGTGAATTCGTATTTGTCGTATTTGTCGTATTATTACTATTATTATTATTATTATTTGTCACTGAGCTTGAAGACGTTGCTTTTAATTCATTTATTGTGTTCTTTAATTCCTCTATTTTTGTTTCATATCTTTCTTCCATCTTATGTAATAAATCTATTATAGAATTATCATCTTTTTTTATTGTTTCATCAATAAACTTACATCTATATAATATATGTCTATTATAATTATCAGAACGTGTAAATTTTTTATTACATTTTATACATTTATTCTGATTGTACTCGTCATTATTGTTTGTTGTGGAGGATATGGAGTTTATTGGAGGTATAATTGTAGGTTCAGCGATGATTGTTGGAGGAATGGAGGAGTTATTAAGCACAAGATTATTAACGTCTTTTTTATTCTTACTACAATCTATTTTTTTATTTAAATGCACTTCATAATTAAATTTTCTATTAAAGACCTTATCACATTTTTCACATATATATTCAACCATATAATATGTAATATAATAATACTATAATAATTATTTTTTTAAGTAAATTATTAAGTATTTCTACTTAGTTTTTTAAGCAAAATATTTTTTCAGCGAGCGCGCGCGCATAAAAATTTTTCATGGTTTTTTTTTGAATCCTTTTTTGAAATTTTTAGTTAAAACAATATAACAATAAAAATAAACTATATATATATTAATATGGCATCTGCTGTTTCAAACAATGACAATAATTATACTAATTTATCCAGATCAGAATTAATAAACAAATGCAAAGAACAAGGTATCACCAAATATTCTACAAAAAACAAATCTGAGCTTATTAATCTATTAGTTAATCAAATTATTGTTCCAGAACAAGATAATCAAGTTCAAGAAGTTCATCTTAGTCCAATCATAAAATGGAGCGGTGGAAAGAGCGATGAAATAAAAAAATTTGAGACCCATTTTCCAACTGAATATAATGTATATTTAGAACCATTTATTGGTGGAGGTGCCGTTTATTTTTATCTGAACCCTCGAACTGCTGTTATTACAGACGTTCATAAAGAATTAATTGACCTTTACTCTTCTATAAAAAATGGATATTCAAATGAAATATACAATTTTATGAACCAAAATCCAAACACAGAAGATACATATTATAAAGTAAGAGATGATATGGTCGTTAATAGTCCATTAGATAATGCGAAACGATTTTATTATTTAAGAAAAACATGCTTTAGAGGGATGATGAGATATAATAAAGATGGTAAATTTAATGTTTCATATGGTAAATATAAAACAGTTAATTATAGCGATCTTAATAATAATTCATATCAAGAACTATTACAGAGAACAGAAGTAATTAACACTGGATTTGAATACGTATTCCAAAATTATAATAACGAAAATAATTTTATGTTTCTTGATCCACCTTATGATAGTGAATTTACAGATTATGGTTATTGTAAATTTGGTAAAGAAGAACATCGACGACTTGCTACTCTGTTTAAAGAAACAAGAATTAAGTGTCTTATGATTATTGGTAAAACTGATTTTATAGAAGAATTATATAGAGATTATATAGTTGATGAATATGAAAAAAAATATAAATTTAAATTATATGCTGGTCGTGTGGGTGACGAGATTAATGTAAAACATTTAATAATTAAAAATTATTTTTAGCTCTAAATAAAAGAAATTTCAAGTCATAGTTTAAAGTGTATCCACACTCAATCCTCGGTATATGATCGATATCAATCACATAGGGACGACATTATAAATGTAAGTTGCTCTGATCCAAACAGATACAACTCTACTATACATACAAATGTATAGCACATTAACATGAAATCCGCAATGGACCATGAAAGTATTATTAAATAATAATACCTGATATGCGGACACCGCATTATCTAATGCCATTTATAATGCCCCGACACAAAGAATTTTAATGCACGTCTGCAAAAAATTCTAACTATGCTTCGCGCATAGTCCAATGATGTAAATATCCTCAAGATAATTTACAAAAGTAGTCGCAACTACCTGGTTTTAATATGCTATAAATATTAATTGGCGTCCCAATTATATTTATAACTATTAAAACCCATTGGTGTGTATGTATAGGTTGTATACACAAAGAATTTTAAGACGTATCTGCAAAAAATTCTAACTATGCTTTGTGCATAGTCCAATGATTTTAATAATATATATATATATTATTATTAAAATTCATTAGTGTGTATGAAATCATATATATCTATGGTTTAATCAATGAAAAATAATTTCAATTTTTTTATATAGGATATCAACTAGTAGCCTAAAACCTGCTATTTCTTATATTTATCAGCTAGTAGATGATAAATATAAGAAATAGCAGGTTTTCAGTTATGGTGATGAGAAACATACATAAAGGTTGCATATAAAATAATGTGTTATTTTTTTTATTTTTTAATTATAAAAGAAAAAGAATTATTACTATATTGCATCAAAATATAAAAGTGTTTAGCCGCTAAGTTCAAAAGAACGAAACGACGCGGCACCTCCATTATTATTTTGTTTGAGTTGCTTTATAGTGTTTCGTTCTTTTTTCAACGTACTTTGCAGCTGGTGAATAGTATTATCCCTGCCGCCTATAGTTGACTCTAATTGTTTCCGGCGTGCCTTTTCAGTATCTAACTCTTCCGATAACTTTGCAACGAGTAAACGCTGCTCCATCATCATCGAAATCATACACCTATTTCGCTCGCGTTCCTCAACCAGATCTTTATTAATTTTAGATAAATCTCTAACTTGTTGTTTTAAATGATCTTGTTCGTATGTGAATTGAGTTTGAACTTCCCTGATGTATTCATCAAAGCTGTTTTCACTCACATAATCCTCATCTTCGATAGGATTCTCGGCAGCCCATTGACGGATACAAGGTTCGCAGAAGTGGTGGTGACCACAAGCGATCAATGTAACTAGTTTTAAACCAGTCTCAAAGCAGGACGGACAAGAAATATCAGAAGAATGAGAATCCACACACGCACCGTTAAAAGGACTGACCTTTCTACAAGTGGGACAAGAAACATTAAATTCAACGTCTTTTAAAAAGATTTTGTTAGAAAACATATTCATCATTATATATGAAATCCTAAACATTTTATGGATTTTATTAAAAATTATTATTTCAATTTTTTTATATGCAGCCTTATGGATTTATTCAGTTTGGATGTTTCTCATCCAAACTGAATAAATCCATAAGGCTGCATATAAAAATGGTTACGATTACTGTATCGTTTCATAGACTATAAAAGAATTTCAAACGAACAGTTGATATGGATATTAAACAAATTATTAAAAAATTGCTTCATTTAACATTCAAAGAATATCAAAAGAGCACTGCCCTATAAAGCTATATTATTATGCATAACACATAGAATATTTTTATCAATTTTTTTATATGTGGCAATCCATTAACACTTCTTTAATCGTTGTTTTTTAAATTATATTATATAATATATAATATAATGACTGATATATGTTTCTTAAATATCACAGCTAATTTCACAGGATTGTGTAATCAATTATTAAACTTAATAGCAACTATATGTCAATATTATAAATCTGGAGGCAAAATAATAGTTATAAATCATTTCTTGAGTGAAGCATATACTAATAATTATACAAAAATTAGTAATATTATTAATCTTGAAAAAACGAACCTTTTTTTACAAAAATATAATATTGTGATCGTTGATACTCATAATATACAAAATTTTAATATAGTAAGTGCTATTTATGGAACAACTGAAAAAAATATAGATGTATCCACCATTATAAAAAAAAATTTCATAAAAAATAATATTTTAACAATTGGGAAAAATATTGATCTAAATAGATTATTTACAGATCCAATAATAGGACACACTAAAAAATTAACAATAGAATATTTATTAGATGATATATTATTTAAAACTGATTATTTAGAACAAAATTCACGTCTAATAAATGATATTAATATTAATTTTAATCTTAAAAACAATAAATATACATATCAAACAGTTGGATGGCATATAATTGATTTACCAGAAAACAAAGAGTTTTCAGACCTATTATATAAAAATATAATATTCCACGATACATTTGTTAATAAATCAAATGAATTCTTGACAAATAATAACATCATAAATAATTTAAATAAAAATGTGAATGTAATACATTTACGTGTAGAACAAGATGCAATAAATCATTGGAGCAAGATGAATAAAATTGATAAAGAAACTTTTAAAAAATTATTAATTGAAAAATATATAAATTTAATTACGTCTTCAATAAAGAAAGACGATAAAACAATCGTATTGTCATATTCTTTAGACAATGAAGTAATAAATTATATGAAAGAAAATGGGTATGAATATTGTGTATGCATGAAAGAAATCAAACAGAACAGAGAGGAAAATGCAATAATAGATCTATTGAATAGTAAAGCATGTAATAATGTATTTATTGGTGCAGGTGGTAGTACATTTTCACAAGTAATATTAAAAAACATAATTCCTAAAAAAACAATAATGTTTGATCTAAATAATATATTTATATAAAATTTATAAAAAAAGTTTATCTATACAATATTTTTCTGTTATATTTTTCAAAACCAAGATCATATTTATTTGGTAATAGATGACTATGTTTGCATTTATCATTAGCACATCCTTTCTCATAATATTTACATATCACATGATTGGTAAATAGTTGTGGAAATATTTTTATTAAATTTTCACGATGAACTAAAATCATCGCATTGATTGTATCATTTGGACGATACTCTTTATTTCTAAATTGCTCTTCAATTTTATTTATAAGCACATCTTTTTTACCAAATATTTTTACCCAAATATTCCCTTTCTGTTTTAATTCAGTTATTGTACTTTTATTGTTATAATCATCGTCATCATCATCATCATAATCATCATAGTAAAATTTATTGTGTCTAATATATTTAGGTGTTATATCTAATTCAACATCGGTTTTAATTTCGAATTCAGCATTATAAAATAGATTATTATTTCTTGCATGATTAAAATTACGGTCATATAAAACGACATCTTTACAATTACAATTAAAACATAATTCTTCTTTGATACCACGAATAAGTGTTTTACTGATATCAATTACATCATCATCATCATTTATATTATAATCATGATTATCATATGCATCACAAATATCAGCAGTTTCAGATATACCTAATTGTGTTTCTAAAGAAGTACAATTTTCATCGCAAACACAATTACATTCTTCATGGCTCATTTGATATCTACAATTATTAATGACACAACGGATATTATTACATTTACATTTACAATGAGTGGTACATTTAAATTTATGTAAATTTTTAATATGTAATTTTCCATAATTATCATATTTGATGTGACTTTGTGTATAACCATAACAAGTTCCACCATTTCTAATATTAGACACACAATTATCTTTGTTACAATTACTATCATACATATGTCCGTGGACGTATCCAGAACATTGTTCTTTATCAACACATTTACGACAATTAATTTCAAATTTATGAGTAAATGGTCGATCATATGAAACACATACATAATACGTATCTTCAGGATCATTTTCAATGTTAAATAAGTTTAGAAATCGTTCAGTATTAGCCACGACTTGATATAATAATAAATTACGATTATGATAAGTTGCGGTATATAATTTTTCGGATGATACATTAACAAATTTATTTGTTCCTCTGTATAATATTTTATTTGGAAATTTGTCTTTCTTTCCAATTAGATTCATTAACATCAATATATGCTATATGTAATATATAGCATATATATAATTTTAAAAAATCAATTTTTTTTGATATATATACGTTTATATATAGTCTTTAATATATATAACATGATTATATGACAACCGATTTACAACTATCAACATATGGAAAAAAAATAGGCGAAACTTTGACAAATATATTGAATCTAAATGAATATGGATTAGGACACATGATCGCCGAATATTCTCTGGATCCATTTAAATATTATTTATCTAAAAAATATAATGAGCTATTTGTATCAAAAAAACATTACTTATTATCAAAAAATCATCGTTTTACATTTGATAATATGGCAGATTATTTCAATAAAATAGCATTAGAGTTAGGTCATAGACATGATATAATTGATTTTCAAAAGACAGGAAATAACATCACTCTTTATTATAAAGAAAATGAGAATATAGTAGAATTATCGTTTATTTTGAAGAATAATGAAATGTATTTATATCTGGACGACACATATTCACATCCTTGGCCGTATAAAGATCCATTTATGTTAATCAATTTATATATAAATGTAATTTTTAGGAACAATCGTTTGATGTCGAATGATATATTATTCTCACATTGTGTATAATAATAATAATTTAGTATTTGTTATTTGTTATTTGTAATATTATAAAAATTTTTTGTATTGTATATATATAATATATTATGGCAGGATCAATAGCGGCAGCAGCAGCACCAATTTTACAACAAGCAGCAATAGCAACAGTTTCGGCAATAGCAACAGACGTAGTTCCAGTAGTGGCTGACTTGGCTGTTCGAGGAATTGGTGCAGCAGGAGAATTAGCAGGAGAAGCAGCCGGTGCAGCAGGAAAATTAGCAAAAGGAGCAGCCGGTGCAACATATCATGCAGCAGGAACAGTGGTAAATAAAGCAGGACAAGTAGTGAGTCGAACATATGATAGAGCAGGACAATTAGTGTCAGATGTATCAGATTCAGTTTCAAACGTAGCAGGCAAAGCAAAAGACAAAGTATTCAGAGTATTTAGACGAAAAAATAAAGGAGATAAACAAAATGAACTGCATTTGGATGAGTTAAGTGAAACATCAGAATACAAGCCACCGGCAGCAGGAGCGAAAGTAGGTGGTTATCAATATAACACAGCTGGATGGTTCAATCATTGTTATTAAATAATAAATAATTATTAATTAATTTTTTTATAATACATATATATATATATTATAAAAAATGCCATTACCATTAGTATTAGTACCATTAGCTGCCGCAGCAGCACCAGCGATCGCAGCAGCAGCATCTGCAGCAGCACCAGTATTAGCAGCAGCCGCACCACATATTGCAATGACAGTTGGTTCAATAATAGTTCCAAAAGTTATAAAATATGGAGTAGAACATTCAGACGATATAGTTAAAGGAGCAAAAAATGCTGCTGAGTTTGCATCTAAACGAACAAAAGATGCAACAAAATTATTAAGTAAAGGAACTGATGCAGTAAAAGGGACTTTTAAAAGTGCAGGAAAATCAATAACTGGACTTTTTAAAACAAATAAAAATGATAAAATACAATCATTAGATCCATCACAACTCAGTGAAACATCACCTGTTCGTGAAAATATTGTAAATCCAGTTGTAAGAGGTGGTTATCAATATAATACATCAATATATTTCAATCATTGTTTTTAATAACTAATTAATATATTTCAATCATTGTTTTTAATAACTAATTAATTATAAAAAAATATATATATATATATATATATATATATGTCAGACATTGATGCAAATTTTAATTTACAAATGGCTAATTATCTAAAAAAACATATTGTTGTAATAATAATAACTGTAATATTATTTTTAATAGTAGTTGGAGGTCTTGATTATTTAATTGATAAGTTTATTCATAAGAAATATCTTGGATCGGCAGGACCGGCAGGATCAATGGGACCAATAGGACCAATGGGACCGGCAGGATCAATGGGACCGGCAGGACCAATAGGACCGGCAGGACCAATGGGACCAATAGGACCAATGGGACCAATAGGACCAATGAGTTCGGCAGGACAGGCAGGACCAACAGTACAACTTCCAAAATTAGAACAATATATAAATACATCAGAACTTGCAAAGTGTCCCGACGGATACATGAATATGGGATTAACATGTTTT